CCAGGGATCTGTGGGTCTAGTAACATGCAGATATCCCTTCCCCGCTTCAAGCAGCGCGCTGTTCCGCTTTAAAGCTAGACCAATATCCACCTGAATACTCTCTCAAGTACTTAAGCAGACCTGGAAGATTCTGACTACCCAATGTCCGCAAAGAGGATCTTCTGAGTTTCGGATAATCAGCGAGAAATTGCTCAACATTTAGAAACTTAACCATGGCCACTCTATACATTAGTATATAAGACCATAATACTTCTTCTTCATGTACGTCGCCCTTATGGTACTCCCTTTCCCTCTCAGGGTAAAGCAACTTAGCAACTATCTCATGAGGCTCACGGTATCTGCCTTCAGGCCACCATTCACAACTAAGGAATGTGGGTGGTTCAAACGCACGTCCCGTTTTAGTCTTATCACTGTTAACTGTCATACCAAAGTTTTTCTTCAAGTAATCAGCAAGATCACTTACATCGATAGGCTTTACAGTATAGATCAAATTGTCATCTCCCATAACAATCATCTGTCCTTGGACAGATTTGCTATAGAAATATGTCATGATCACAAGGACATTACAGACTGAATCAACTATCTGCGTAAACATACTTCCACTCGGCACGCCTCTAACTGAATGAATGATCTCATCTCCAAAGACGAAGTCTTTCTCAATAAAATCATGCTCAACCAAGTTGAATATCGCCTCTTCTCTCGGTGAGAGGACACCGAAAGCTGATTTGATAATATCGAAGACATCATGGATTAACCAGGCGCTAATACTCTGATCAAATGACGAGTAATCTAACGACACCCATTCATTATATTTCATTCGCATACCCGTGATAATAGATGACACGCCTCCATCAAGATCTTTCCCACCAGCATACCAAGGTACAGTGGCAAGATAATCCTGAATTGGTTTAGCGAAGATTAACTCCGCAATGATAACCATAAGATCTACCATAGAAACCATTCGTGTCTTGTGATCACAGTCACCTGTGAAAGATCCGTCCTCCTCAAACGCATGTCCGTTTCCCTGTGTTCTAACGGCAGGAAGGATCGGCTTTCCAAATGTTCCATCAACGATAGCATCCTCAACTTCTTGAGTCCATCTTGCGAAAATGTCTTCCAAATTCTCCCCTTTCTCCTTCATACCGCTAACGATATAAGTGAAGCCGGCATGGGTATCCAATTTTGGAAGAGCTTTTACAATATCATCGTCGTTATGATACTGTAACGGTCTGAGATTCAAACTCCTAAACTGCTGGACTAGAAACTCTTTTGCCTCTTTATAGTGCCTGTTCCAACCGAAGTACGTATGGTTTGGTTCCGCAAACCTCTGGCCAGAGGCCAGCAACTTGTTGTAATCCTTAACGCCTTGAGAGAACAACTTACCATCTTTCGATGAGCGGAGGTTCCTTAAGTACCTCTCAGTAGATGTAAGTTCCTTTTTCCAAGAGGATCTCACATACTTACGAAGCAGGCTGTAGATTTTAGAGTCAAAATTCCTCTTATCATAGTTCCGCTTAAGATTAGAGCGAAACTGTTTCAGACGGTTCTTTGACCCGGCACAAAGGCTAGAAATTAAGGAAAGTGCCTTTCTCATCCTCGACCACTCCTTTCTTAAACTATGACATCTACCTATTTGCGTTCTCTGGTTTTGGAAGCCAGTATCCCATCATTTAAGTTGATGAATCTAACGTTTTCACTTCCGTTACGAAGCTTCGGTTTCCGCTCCTCAGTTTAGCGCAGTCCATACGAACTTTAACCTTAACGTAAGATTTACGCAGTCACAAGACAAAGCTTCTTACATAAAGCTTAGATGCAGTCCAAACGGACAACTGAGTATTTTACGATGTACCCAATCGCAGTCTGGCTTCCCTCAAGATAATAACCTGACATAGTTTCTGCCGAAGC